GTTTATGCCAAGCAAGGTTCTGGTGCGCTTGATCTGAACACGTTTTTGATTCGCAACACAACAACGTCAACAAACCTGTTGAGCATTACTGTTGACTACACCACAGGGGTGGTCACCTACGGTATAGGTTCTTCTGGCGCATCCATGCGCGCTGTTGGAAATGGGTGGTGGAGAATTGAACTCGCGGTGTCGTCTGGTATCACAGCCGGAAACGTAATTCGACCCTATTTGGGTGCAACTGGTGGACCCATTACCGCAGGCGCATTTGTGTATTTCTGGGGCGCTCAACTGGAAGCAGGAGCATTTGCCACCAGCTACATCCCAACCGCAGCATCGCAGGTGACTCGGGCGGCTGACAGCGCCAGCATGATCGGGAATAACTTTGCCCGGTGGTACAACGCCACAGAAGGCACTTTGTTTACTCAAGCACTGCCTTCAGAAGTGCCCGCATCTGATGCAATTGTGAGATTTGCAGCAGCCATTTACGACAATCTGACTTACGCGAATGCTGTTCGTCTTGAACGTCTAAGTGGCGCATTCAGAGACGTTCAAACCGTTAGTGGGTCTTCTGTTGTTGCAGCTGCGACATGGAACATAGGAGTTGTAGGTAAAGTTGCTGGTGCTTACGCCAACAGTAACAGTGCCGCTGTGTTCAACGCAGGAACAGTATCATCTCTCTCAGGTTCGGTTCCAACAGGCATTACTCAATTGGGTATTGGTGGCAATGGTTCTTCAGGAAACAACTGGTGCGGTCACATCTCCCGCATTGCCTACTACCCCCGCCGCCTGAGTAACACAGAACTCCAAGGGATCACATCATGACCGAAGAAGAAATCGTTCAAGTCCCCTGCGGTGATTTGTACCTCAAGTTCAACGACGAGGCTCAAAGCCTTGAGGTGCTGGCTGGCTACGAGGGCAGCATCGATGTGATCGGGATCATCTACCGAGTGGACAACACCGATCCTGAGAACCCCGTCTACACGCCTGAAGACGGCTGGCATGTGAACACCCGAGGCCCGATGCCCGAGGCGCTTGTGCCTTTTTCCGTACATCCAACACACCCACGCCGAGTTTGGGCTTAACCCATCCAGTAATATCAGATCCACAAACCAAAGGAACCATCATGGCCTCCAACAGTCAAATCGCATTCAACCCCCAAGGCAAGACCGTAGTCATCGCGGCCACCACATCGGCCCCTACGGGCCTTCAGGCGCTTGTCGATACCAAGTACACCCCACAAGCCACCGGCCAGTTCCGCATCGTCAACTCGGGCACCGTGACCGTGTTCTTGGGCTTTGGCCCAACAGCCGCAGAGGCAGCGGCCAACGCAGTGGCACCAGTCGCAGGCACGCCCTCAAACGCAATGGCCCTCTTGCCAGGTGCCATTGAGGTCTTGCGCTTCACGCCAAACACCTACTTCAGCGGCCTGGCCGCCTCCGCAACCTCTGTCTACATCACCCAAGGCGAAGGCCTTTGATCCGCCCAGCCCCAACCCTTGTGCGCTGGTATCTGCGTGCAACTGGCTTTGCCGGGATCACGCTACCGCCCTTTGGCATCTTCATCTTGTCCGAGCGCATTGACGACCAGCGCCTGCGACTGCATGAGATGGCCCACTGGCACCAATACCAGCGCATGGGGCTTGTCGGCTTTTACCTGAAGTATTTTTTGAACACCCTCCGCTACGGGTACAGGAACAACCCGATGGAGATCGAAGCAAGGAAAGCAGAAAATGGACCAGCCCAGCAGCATTGACCCTGTGAAGTACGGCGTCCTTTGGGAGCGCGTGCAAAACTACGAGCGCCGCTTTGACGAGATGTCCGGCAAGATGGACAAGATGGAGGCCAACGTCGAGAAGCTGGTGGCTCTCGCCAACCAAGGCCGGGGTGGCTTTTGGGCTGGCATGGCGTTTGTGTCCTTCGTCTCGAGCGCCATCGGGTTTACCTTGAGTTGGCTCAAGGGTCACTGATGTACACCCTCGGCCCACGCTCCAGGCAACGGCTCAAGGGCGTGCATCCAGACCTGGTGAAAGTGGTCGAGCGTGCCATCCAGATCACCGATGTGGACTTCACGGTGCTTGAGGGTCTCAGGACACCGGAGCGCCAGAAAGCACTCGTCGAGGCCGGAGCCAGCCAGACCCTCAACAGCCGCCACCTGACGGGTCATGCGGTCGACTTGGGTGCTTGGGTCGGTGACGAGGTGCGCTGGGACTGGCCGCTGTACCACAAAATCGCAGCGGCCATGAAAGAGGCGGCCAGGCAAGAAGGCGTCAGGATTGTCTGGGGCGGGGACTGGAAGCGTTTTGCCGATGGCCCCCACTTTGAGCTCGACCGAAAGGCATACGCATGATCTGGCAAGCACTCATTCCCGTGATCGGCGGCATCTTGGAGAAGGTGCTGCCCGACCCACAGGCGGCAGCAGACGCCAAGATCAAACTACTCGACCTGGCCCAGCGCGGCGAGTTGGCCGTGCTGGACGCAGAGACCAAGCTGGCCCTGGGTCAGCTTGAGGTCAACAAGACCGAGGCAGGCACCGACATGTTCCGTGGCGGCTGGCGTCCGGCAACCGGCTGGGCCTGCGTTTTCGGTCTGGTGTACCAATTCCTTGTCCAGCCGCTTTTACCCTGGTTGCTGGCCGTTCTAGGCGTCTCTGTGCCACCCTTGCCACCCATCGATAACGAGACGCTCATGGTCTTGCTCACTGGCATGCTGGGCCTGGGTGGCCTACGCACTTTTGAGCGCGTAAAAGGCAAGGCATAACCACCCCATCCACAGCACCCCAAAGATCGCCAGCAGCATCCAGTAGGCCAGTTTCTTCAACTGGTAGCGCCAGATGCTCGGCGGCAGGGGGTCGGCGGCTCTCATGACAGGCTTGGCCTTGGTCACACGGGCAGGGCAGTCACGGCCCTGATTGCACCCGTAGTTTGCACAGTATTCATCACAGCAGTTCATTTCATCTCTCTTTTCGTTGTGGGTCTTGGGCAGTCTTCAGGCGGCACTACAACCGCCCACACGGCCTCATATTTGCTTTTTGGTGCATCAGCCTTTACCCACCTGTCAATGTAGGCGTCAGGCATGTTTTTGAGGGCTGTACGGGTCGGCCCTTGCGTTGCCGGTATCAGCTCCACCAACTGTTTGATCGTCAGGCCATCGGTGTGCTCACGCAGAATGGCGCGAATGACGGGGTGGTTGGCTTTCATTTCAAGCCATTCAGCGTTGTCCAGATCACGTTGCCGCACCTGGCGCAGCAGTACCAGTAGCTGTTCGGTGTGCGGTATTTGATGCCAAAGAAGCTGGGTATCCAATTGTGTTTGCACTTCATCTCAGCAGCTCCTTCAATTTGTTGAACGCTTGCTCTGTGTGAAATCGACCCTTGACCTTGACAAGGTTCTGGGCGGCCTCTTCGATGGCGTGCAGGCGGCGTAGTTCGGCGGCTGCTTTACGAATGTCATACTCATTGATGGTGTTGCCGGGCACAAACTCAACATCAAGGCAGTCAGCCAGTCGCAGGGCTTCTGGTTGTTTCATGCGTCCCCCTTGATGCCGTGGGCGGCTTCGGTCAGCAATACGGCTGTCATTACATCCAACCCTCGACACTTGTTGTAGATGTCGTTGCGCTGCTGCTTCGTCAGCGGCTTGCGTGCTGGTGGGGATATGTAGAGGGGCACTGTGTGTAGCGGCCCTGCATTTGTACGCACCTTCATGTCAAAGTTTTGCAGATCGTTGGGGTTCGCCCACGCCACAGGCTCCTGCTGCGGCTGTGCCAGTGCTTCTTGCAGGGCGGTGATGGCGTTATCCAAATCACAGCACTCCTCTGGCCCAAGGAAATCTCGGTCGTTGTCTGCGCTATTTATGCCTTCCAACGCCTCCAGCGCCAGCTTCATTGCTTCTGTGCTCATGTGTTCTCCTTGATGCCGTGTTTTGCTTCAATGGCATTCAACTCGTTGCACACCATCTGCGCCTCTTTCTTTGTCTTGAATGGATGAATCTTGCCGTTGTAGCCGCAAGGCTTGTAGTGACGTTCTCCGTCCAGCTTGCGCTCAATACCCCACCCAATGATCGGTGCTCCGGGTTGGTTGAGGTCTGCCCAATTCACAGGCCTGAACTTGGTGCTCATGTGTTCTCCTTGATGCCGTGGGCGGCTTCAATGGCTCGGCCAAAGGCAATAGGGAACAGTGTTTGCGCTGCGATGTTTTCAATCTCCTCATCCGTCAGCGGCTTGCGCTGTGCGGGCTGTGGGGCAACCCATTGCTCACCTTCTTTGCAAGTCTTGCTTTTGTTGTAAACATACCCGAGGGCTTTGAGTGTTGTGATTGCTGCAACAACATCATTTTTTAAAGGACCGACATAAAGCTGGTATTGCCCGTCCGGTATGCGGCTGAAATTTGCCGATCTCGTGGTTGCACAAACGCCTTTTTCGACAGTGACCCACGCCACAGGCTCCTGCTGCGGCTGTGATGCAAGAAGCTCTCGCATTTCTTTTTGGTTGTGGGGTTGTCCACAATCTCCGGCACAGTGGTAGTCCGTGCAGTACTCAAGCTCCTGCTGCGGTTGCGCCAGTGCTTTCTCAAGTCGAGTAATCTTTTTGCGTAATGCTTTGATTGTTGTCTCGGGGTCAATGTGTGTTGTTTGGTTGCTCATAACCCCAGCTCCTTCAGTGCTTGTTGCAACCCGGCCAAGCCGCCCACGCGCTGGCCCTCAATGAAAATCTGTGGCATCTGGCGAATGCCTTGATGTGTTGCGATGAACGCCGCCATGACCGTTGGGTCATCAACGCTGTACTCCATGTACCCAATGCCTTTGTCGTCAAGCAACCGCTTTGCAGCGGTGCAGTTGGGGCAATTACTTTTGCTGTAGATCACGATATTCATGTGTTGCTCCTTGCTGCTCGGATGGCGTCCACGCCGTAGTCAGGCCGCACCCAGTCACCTTTTGCAACGGCGATGCAGTCGTCTGAATCAAGCATGTAATCGCCTTCGGTGACGCAGTAATCGTCTTCCTCTTTGATTGCCTTACAAACGCGCTCACGCTCGTCAGCACGGACAAGGGCTGCAAAGCGCTCAAACATGGTGGCCATGAAAGACAACTCACCATCAGTAAACCCTGCCTCACGGGCCATTTCAACGACGGTCTTCATGTGTTCTTCTCCTTGAGTTTGGCTTCGATGGCACGGCCATAGTCTTGGTAAAAGTACGTTGGCCCCATTTGGAGATGCAACTCTTGATATTCCTTATCCGTTAACCCTCTCCACACTCGTTTTGGTGGTTGATATTGCGGATTTGTTGTTGGCCCCTCCGGTGAGAAGATCGAATTTGCTATTGCGTCAAACATGGTTCTTCTCCTTAAGTTTGGCGATCAACTTGTCGCCTTTCCATTTCACTTGCTCGACCTCAACCCATGTGCGATCTTCATCCGTCAGCCCAACCCATGTGCGATCTGCACACTCCACGCAAGGCTTCGCCATGCCGTCCAGATACCCGCGCTGGTAAGCCGCCTTGGTGTTTTCTGAAGACCCATAGTCCAACCCCAACTCACGGGCGTTCTGCGCCATCTGCTCAAGGGCCTTGTGCTTCGGGATACACCCGTGCTTGAGGCAGTGCGCCACTGTCTCGCAGCCATCGCACAGCCCAGGCTTTGGCGGGGTGCAGGTGTGGATGTCCCAATCGTTCGTTCCAACGGCTTTGCCGCATCGGTTGCATGTGGTCATTTGGTTGCCTCCCTCATCTCCCAACCCAACAGGAACATGGGCCAGCGCACCTGCAGGCCAGCATTCAGATACCGGCCAGTTGGCGACTTGGTAAAGTCATCGTGCCCTTTACCGCGCATCACGGCTTCAAAGACTCTCTGCGCTTGTGTCATGACATCTCCTTTTCGGCCAGCTCGTCGGCCATCTTTGCCCAATAGGCCCTGCTGATGCCATCAACCAGGATGCCCACTTGATCAAACTTGCGCTCGGCCAGCACCTTGCCCAAGACCATCTTCTCGTTGGCGCTTGCGTTGTCCAGCGCCTCGCAGATGTTCACCCCATCCATCGGATCGCACGCCTCTCCATGCGTCAGCAACTCGGCCGCACGGGCCTCAATCGCATCTGCCAGGCGCTCGGCTTGGTCATCGTCGGCCTGGCGGCCACGCATCATCATTGTGTTCATGCAGGTCATTCTTCAATCTCCAAAGTGCATTCCTCTTTTGAGAAAATTTTGATCTCGGTCGGCTTGCCATCCTCGTCGGTGATCGTGATCGTCCGGCACACAAACAGCAGCAAGCCGTTGGCATCCTCAAAGCGGTCAGGCTTGCCCAGCTTTACGCTGGCGGTGCGGTGCATGTTGGTGACGATCATGACGACCACCATGCGACCAACAGGGCGGCCATAGCCACGCCAATCAAGAAAGCCAAGGCGTAGGGTGCCAGGCGCTTCAAAAGCGGCTCCTTGCGGCCATATCCCTGCACCCATGTGCAGTCTGCGTAATTGCGGGGGGTTGTGTAGTTTTTCATGTTGTTTTCTCCTGAGGGTGGGGCCGGTGGCCCCGGTTAATTACTTGCCAAAATTCTTGTCAACGATTGCCCAGCACTTTGCACCCGCTGTTGATTCCATTGCCACCAAACCTTTTGCTTTTTCGTAGCTGTCGCCAAAAGAATCCATCCGATATTGAATGCGCTTTGTCAGTTGTGCTGCAAAGTTTTCAATCATTTGTGTGTTTGTCATGGTGCTGTTCCTGGTTGCGTTGTTGATGCCTCAACTATAACACTACTTCCCACAATCTCACACAATTTATTTTATAGGGACAAACCCTAAAGCGAAGTGATCTCCACATCGTGCGGCTTGCGCTTGCCGTCCAGCAGCTCATGCAGGCGTTTCTCGGTCAGGCGGTGGCACCGAATCATGGTGCGTGCTGGCAGCACGTCCAGCAGCTCGGCATAGTCGGCCAGGATGGCCCGTACGGCCTGAATGCCTGCACCGTCCAGCCGGATCGCGGCCCCGGCCAGGTTGCGGCGGCCTGCCATTGCCAGCGCGGTGATGGCGTCCATCAGCAGGCCCGAGGCGTCCTCGCACACCTGCATGGTTTCGATCAGCGTCTCCATCAGGTTTACCGCATCCGACACCACCCGCCAGTCGTCTGTGGTGGGGTTTGCGCCTTGCTCCATCGAGGCCAGGCCTTCATACATGCGCGTGAGCTGATGCGTGCGGTGCTCCAGCGGCAATGGCTCAGTGGGGCTGGCCATCATCTCGTCTATGATGGTGTAGTGCTTGGGCCTTTGGGCCGGGCGTTTCTTCCCGGCCTTTCTCACGACTGGCCCCTTGCTTGGATTCGGTCAATCGCTTTTTTTGCAAAAACAATTTCAGGCGTGCTGTGCCCAGATCTTGGAATGCACAACTGAATGTCAGCAATGCACGCCTCACGTTCGGCGGCAGCAATCCCACGCTCGTACTCGGTCCAGTGCCCTGGCGTCCATGTGCGGTTTCGTTCCGCAGAAACGATGTCTTCTTTGGTCACACAAACCCCCTCAAGTCCGGCGCTTTCCAGCCCTCTGGCTTGCCGATCTTGCCGCCCTCAAGGATCACCGGCTTGCCGTCCACCAGCTTGGCATCGTTGGAGTCCAGCACGGCCATGTCTGCCCCCGGCTTGTTCATCTCAGCCAGGTAAGCCACGCCATTGGCCGTGACTTCAATGTCACACAGGGCGTCCAGCGCATCGGTGCGCAGGTGGATCGGGATGTAAACCACATGCTCCCCGCGCTTGAGTTTCGAGGCAAACCACTCCAGATCAACCCGCGTGCGATCCAGCAGCTTGGCGTAGCCCTCAGAGTCCGTGCGCAGACACGACAGCATCTCGCAAAACTCCTCGATCATGCACCCGGCCTGCACGCTCACGGCTTCAGGGCTTGGCGTCTTGCCGCAGGCCTCAAGCCAGGCGGCGGTGCGTTCGTAGTTGGTCATGCCTTCACCTCCTTGGCCATGCCTGCCTTGACCAAGTGCAGAATCTGCGCGGCCAGCGTGCGGGTGTTTGCCTCAGCCATCTTGCGCAGGTCACGCTCTACGTCAGCAGGTAGGCGGATCGTCATGTAACGGTCCTTTGTCTTCGGGGCGGCGGCGGTCATGCTTCACCACCAGCTTCAAACATGTCCACAGTGGCCCCGGCACCGGCCAGCTCGATCGGGTGGCCTTTACTCAACAGGCTCACCAGATCATCCTGCGATGCCACCTCAACATCAAAGCAGGCTTGGGCTACATGGCGAATTGCCTGCGCCTGGTTTGCGGCTCTCACCAAGCGGTGGCGGTTTGTCTCAATGTCAGTCACTACGTAAATTCTTGTGCTCATTTTTCACTCCAAATTTTCAATGGTTACAAAGGCCTGAATCTGCCCCTTTGCATCTTCAGCACCTTTGCACACTTTAACACAATAACCCACTTTCTGGAGATACAGCATCCAGTCCTTTTGCTCCATGCTCACGCTCCCGCCCTTAGTCCGCTTCATCTCCACCCACAGTTGCCACTCGGGAATGAACAGGTCAGGCACGCCCGAGGACACGCCAGTCGCTTTCATCTTGGCAGCCACAGCCGGGTGTCGATGGCCACCGTTGGGGATGGCAAAGATGCGCACGCCTGGCCAGGTCTGCCGGAACCAGCGCACCATCTCGCGCTGCTCTTCGTGCTCGGTGGGGATGCGATCGGCGGTCAAAACGGAATCTCCCGTTCCCACTTGTCGCAGGCATCGATGCTGGATGCGAAGTCCTCCGGTGGCGTCATGAAGAACTCGGTGCACAGGCCGTCGACCCCGTAGTGCTCACAGGTGTGGCAGCACTTAGGCGGCCCAGCCCTGTCCCACTCACGCCACTGGATCAGGAACTCTGGCTCTGGTGGTCTGGTCATGACAGGCTCTCCTGTTGGCCAAGTAGCACGTAATGCTTGACGATCTCCAGCACGCCAATCACCTCGGCGGCGCTTATCTGGCGGTCGTACTTGAGCACCACTTCATAGAGTTCTTGTGCGAACTCACCGTTGGTCACGAACTTGGTGTCAAAGTTTGGTCGGATGATCTCGCTCATGCCTTGCTCCCAATTGAATTCATGTCCACGCTGACATACCAATCGCGCAGCGCCATGGCGTCTGCTAGCGCGTTGTGCGGGTTCTTGGAGACCGTATCGACGCGGAGCACCTCCATGATCAGCGGTGGCGTGTCCAGCCTTGTTCCTGGCCCGGTGATCAAGACCTTGCAGAACCACATGATGTCCTCTGGCCAGTCGGCAATGATGTGCACAGAGTCGAACTCAAACTGACGCAGGAATATTTCAAGCTGCTCTTGCAGGCTTTCCAACGTGATCCACGGCTTGCCGAGTTTCGGCATCACGTTCTCAGCAACCCATGGGTCTGGTTTGTCGCAGCCAAGCACCCCGTAGAAGGACCGGCCATCCTCAGCAACCAGCGCCAGCGAGATCAAATCGCCACCGTAGCTGTTCCACTCTCCATCAATGAAAACTCTCATCTGCTTCTCCTTTGCTCGTACTTCCAAAAAGACCAGGTCATGTCCCTGGCGTCCAAATCCCACGAAGGCACGCCAGTCAGTGCTTTCTGGCATGTCCGAAACTTGCGCATGGCCTTCATCAGAATCTGGCGCACACGCTCCTGCGTGCGGCCCATCACCTCGCCTGCCTCGCGCAGCGTGCAGTTGTCCAGCACGCACAGCGCCACAGCCCACTCCTCGATCTCTGTCAGTGGCGTGATGGCCACCAGACGCCTGGCGAAGTCCTGGCGCAGCACCAGGTCAGGGTCGGTGCAGGTCGGCCAATAGGTGTCCACCAGCTCGCACGGCTCTGGCTCAATGTGCCGGCTGTACCAGATGGCCTTGACCTCACTGGGCAGGTTGGCCACACCCAGCTTGCCATAGTGCTGCAAGGCGCGGCCTCGGCTCATGCCCAACTCCTCTTGATGACTCGGTGGAACTTCCCATCCAACCGGTACTCGATGCTGCTCGGCGGCTTGCTGTTGCTCATCTGAACCGCCAGGTAGTCCAACCCTTCGCTGCCTTCCAGGTGCGCAGCTTCGGCCAGGTGTGCACCGGACGAGTTGGCCATGGTCAGCAACTGGCGCATGGCCTTCTGCCCGGCGTAGCCATCGTGCAGCACCGGCAGGTACTCGGTGATCGGTTTGTCGGACAAGCTGCCATAGTAGGTGCAGGACAGCATCTCCTTGCCTGATGCGCGGCTGACGTGCTTGCGCCAGCTCCAGGACGTGACTTCCAGGTCGCTGCCTTCCAGGCCCATGATGTCGTCGTTGCGCAGCTCCAGCTTCTTGCGCTCCGGCTCCGGGAATGGCGTCAGGCACGCAGGGCAGATGGCCACGGCAATGGCGCACAACTCCCCGCAGTTGTCGCAGACCTTCACTGGTGCCTCGCCATTGCCATCGCCTGCCTTCTTGGGCGGCTGCACGGCCGTGATCGGCCCATGCGTAGCCACCACGCCAGCGAAGTCCAGCACCAGGCAGTCGGCCTTGCCAGGATGCGGCCTCATGCCTCGCACAGCCATTTGAAGATAAAGCCCTGGCGACATTGTTGACCGCAAGAATGCAATGCAGTCCAGCGCAGGAAAGTCGTAGCCAGTCGTCAAAATTCCAACCGAGCAAATAGCACGCATTCGCCCAGACTCAAAGTCGGCCAGCTTGCGCTCTCGCTCCGATTTGCTATGCGTTGCGTCCAAAGATTCTGCAGCAATACCGGCAGCACGCAGGCACTTGGCCACCGCCTCAGAGTGCGCAACACCAGAGCAAAAAATCAACCAGTGCGCTCGATTGCTTGCTTTTTCAATGATCTCCTGCACGACGGCCTGATTGTGGTCGTCGGTGTTGAACTTGGCCTCCATCTCGGATGCAATGTATTCTCCTTGGCGCTTATGCAGTCCATCGGTGTCCAGCTTGTGCTTGGTGATCTTAGAGCGTAGCGGAACAAGGTGTGTTTTGAAAACCAGTTCCTCGATGCTGACGGGCTCCAAAATTTCGGAAAATATTGCGGTAGGCCCTTCAGTTATCAGGCCTTGTCCAAGCCTGTACGGGCTGGCGCTCAAGCCCACAATTCGCATACCAGGGTTGATCTCCAGCAGGTCGGCAATCAACTTGCGGTAGATGCCACTCTCAGCAGTTGACACAGCGTGCACCTCGTCAATGATGCACAGATCAATGTGGCCGATCTCCTTGGCCCGCTTGGCCACTGAACCAATCCCGGCATATGTAATTGGCTCTCCAAGATCACGCCTTCCAACGCTTGCGCTGTAAATTCCAAGAGGTGCGCCAGGCCACAGTTTGCGCAGCTTGTCAGCGTTTTGCAAAATCAATTCTTTGGAGTGGACCAGCATCAAAATGCGCGTGTCCGGCCAGTTTTGCAGTGCATCCTTTGCCAGCGATGCAATCACCACAGACTTGCCAGACCCGCCTGGCATGTTCAGCACTGGATGGCCGGTCGCATTCTTTTCAAACCATGCGTACAGCATTTCCAATGCGCGACTTTGATATTCACGCAGTTGCATCAATAACTCTCCCTGCTTTTGATTCGGCCGATGGTTGTTGCACTTACGCCAAACATAACTGCAAGTTTTTGGTGGGATATATCCATTTTTCTGATCTGGTCTGCTTGCTGATTGGTCAGCTTTGCCAGTCCTTTTTTATTTTCACCACGGCCAGTAAATGAGCGTTTCTTTTGCACCATGTCGCGCATGTTGTCGTGGTGCGTGCCCACAAAAAGATGATCTGGATTCACGCAAAGAGGTGTGTCGCATTTATGGCACACGTACATGCCATTTGGTATCGCGCCACGTACAAGCTCAAATGAAAATCTATGTGCACCGATTGACTTTTTGTCATCAGTCCAATGGCGTGGATACGGCACTCCTTTGCTGTTCAGCCTTGTCCCGCCAATCCACAGCCAGCAACCTGATTCGTCGATTTCATACTTTTGGTGGAATCGCTCAACGGCATTGCCATCATCAACTTTTCGACTTCCGTGGTCGTTGACATCACCACGCTTGAGCAGCCTTCTGTAATGCTTGTCACAATATCCTTTTGATACAGCATCGCGCTCACATCCATCAAATGCACATTGCATGTCGTTCTCCTTGTGTCAGTGAGTCCATTTTATAGGAATAACAGACACAATGCAACCATCGATACAGCTCGTCGATGGTGCGCTGTTGGTAGTCACGCAGCATTAGGTTTTTCTCCTGCAATACCGTGTGCGGCTTCGATGGCTCTGGCAACTCGCAAGTCGTCTTGCCAATTCCTTTTTGCGTCACACCCAAGAAACTCAGCCTCCAGCGCGTCTTGAATCTCCTCATCCGTCAGCGGCTTGCGCTGTGGTGCATTGGCTTTTCCGTATGCTTCACCAAATCCGTAGCCGTTGTGATAGCCAAGCCGATACAGTCCGTTTTCTGTCACAGGCTCATCCTGCGCTTCTAATGCGGCTTTACATTCTTTGATTGCAAACTTAGCCACAGGAAATGGCATTGCCTCATCAATTGTTTTAAGTGCCTCTAGCGCTATCTTCAATGCTTCGTCTTTAGTCATCCCACAATCCTTCCACCAAAGTCCTTGCGCATCTGGGCAATCAAAGGATCACCACTGGCGCAGGCCTCAGCATTGGCCAGCAACTCCTTGCTACCCCAAACACCTTCCTGCTCAGGATCACCATTGGCCAGATTCACGCCATTGATCTCATACACAGCAGTGAACTCGTCTGGCCCATCCTTGCGCTGCCAAGGCACCAGATCAGGGTGCAGGACATGCGACTCACAGCCAGTGCGCTGAGAATCCAAAGGAATCTCAGCATCCCACTTGGCGCAGTGCCAGGTCGAATCAGGCATTGCTGTGGCCAAAGCGCAGGTGCGGCAGTTCACATGCTGGTATTTGTCTGGGTCGCGCCTCTTGTCGTACTCCATCTCGTCGCGCAGGACTGATGGAAACCAAGGGTTGTCGGTGAAGTTGACTTTGAGGACGGTCGCGTCTTTTGGCGGTGTCGGG